CGGCCGCGGGAGCGGCCGCAGCGGCGGCCAGGGCGCGGGGCGCGGCCGAAGCGGCGGGCGCGGTGCGGGGAGCATGGGCGTGAGGGCGGATAGCCATTTCGGGGGTTTCCTTGAGAGCATGAGGCGCGGCGCGGCTCCCTGTCGCGGCGGCGCGGCGGTTTGATCCGGCTTTGGGAGCGGAAATGCTGTCGAGAAGGGCCATGAAGGCCTGTTCCTCGGTCTCGATGGCATCAACGAAGCCCAGATCGATGGCCGACCGGGTTTCGTCGTCGGATTGGCCGAGGAAAACCCGCGCGCGGGTGTCAATCAGCGCCTCGGCGGTGAATTTGGGGCGTCCGGCGACCACATCGGCGACGAAATTGGCGCCGAGCTGGTTGATTTCGGCCTGAAAGTCGGCACGCGCGGCGCCGCTAAGCGGTTTCCAGGCCGCGCCGTCGGTTTTCGAGCCGCCCATCGGGAATTCGATCGAGGTGACCGTCAGACCGTCCTTGGCGTCGGCTTGCGAGTAGTCTTCGTGGACCCAAACCGCGCCGATCGAGCCGATCAGGCTCATGGACGACGCCGTGACGCGGTCGGCCTGCGCCGTGATCCAGTAGCCGGCGCTGCAGGACATGTCGCAATAGATGTGGATCGGCTTGCCGCCGGCCTTGGCGTTGTTGGCGCGCATCCATTGGGCCAGGACGGCGATTCCGGGCGCGCAGACGCCGCCCGGCGAGTTCATGCGGACGAACAGGGCGCCGACGCGATCGTCGGCCGAGGCCTCGCGCATCGCGGCCAGGATGGTGTCATAGCCGTGATACCACTGGCCGCAGAACCACTCGCCCCGGTCGCTGATCGCGCCGTCGATCTCCATGAGCGCGACGCCCGCGAACAACGACCAGGCGAAGCCTTCATCGCTCGGCTCGCCGAATTCCTGCAGCGCCCAAAGGGGCGCGTAGGCCTGGGGCATGCGAGCGGCGCTCGCATCGTAGTCGTCGTCGTCCATCGCCATGGCGGGCTGGGAGCGACCCAACCCGATCTTGCGCAGCGCGGCGTCGAACCGGCCTTCGCGCGCCATGCCGCGCGGATCCGACTGGGCGATATGCGCCAGGATCTGGCGCGCCGCGTTGGGCTCGATCATGAGCGGACGGCGCGCAAAGCGCGTCGAGAGTTGGGCGGCGTTGGCTGGCATGGAAAAGGTTTCCTTACGTGGGCGCTAACGCTCGCGTCGCTCGCTGCTTGAGCGCCGACTAGGCCGCGCGGCGGTCGTTCATCTCGGCTTCGTGCGCCGAGGTGTGGGCGAAGGCGGCGATGCGGCGAAGGAAGCCCATGCGACGGCCGCCGGCGGCCGCCTTCTTGTTCGGATCGGCCGGGCGGACGTCTTCGGGCGGCGGCGCCGGATCGCCGGAGTCGTCGGTGGGCGTCGGCGCGGCCTTGGAAGGGTTCTTGGTGTCCTGGATCGCCTGCGCTTCCGCCGTGACGATGGTTTCCAGGCCGAGTTTCTTGCGCAGGGCAGCCTCGCGGGCGAGCTGCTGGGTGATTTCCTCCCAGTCGTCGCCCTGGTCCGCGCATTCCTTTTCCAACGTCGACACGCCGGCCTCGATCCGCGCGGCGGCGGCGAGGATTTCCTTGGTCGGGTCGATGTAGCCGCGCTTGGGGCCGATCCAACGCGCCGCAGCATAGGCGTCGATGGCGTCATGGAAGGACGGCGCGCCTTCCGGCAGCGCGACGCGGCCGGACTCCACGGCCTCTTCCAGCCAGGCGACGAAGAAGGGCTGCACAAGCTGCGCTTGAAGGATGCCTGCCAGCGCGTCGGTTTCGGCGGCGGCGTGGATCAGCGCGGCCCTGGCCGACGAATAGTTCGTCTGGCTGTAGTCCATGCTGATTTCTTCGTAGGTGACGCCGAGCGACGACGCGATCAGGCGGATGATCGCGCGGGTGAACTGGTCGAAGCCGGTGACTTCGCGGGCGGCCGTGGCCATCTTGATTTCGTCGCCGAACGGAAGCACCGCGAAGCGTGCGCCGTTGCCGTCAACGACACCGTGCTTTTCGTAGAATTCCTGGCGGGCGCCGTCGAAGTCCTTCAGGTCGCCCGGCGTCAGGCTTTCCGACACGGCTTCGGGGCCGGCGCTGGACTGGATGAAGCCCGCATAGAGGGCGTTGAGCGCGGCGTTCTGCAGCGTGGCGTCGGTGAACTTGGCGAAGCCCCGGAAGGCCTTGAGGGTCTGGACAAAGCGGGTGACGCCCCGGCTCTGCGCGGCGCGCTCAGGGTCGAACCAATGGAAGACCTGCGGGCGACCCCACGGGGTGAAGCGATCGACGCCGAGCCATTGGAAGGCGCGACCTGAATAGTTGAAGTCGGCCGGATGGGCCTCGCGGATCCAGTAGCGGATCGGCACGCCGGCCGGATTGTGTTCGATGCCCGCGCGCCAGAGGGCGTCGTTGATGCGGCCGTTGGGGTTCGAGACGCGGTCCGGATCGACGATGCGCAGGCGGGTCCGGTAGCGGGTCGGCTCGTCCGGCGCCCATTCGGCCAGGCCGAAGCCTTCGCCGTCGGCCATGTAGTGGTGGGTGGCCACGCGCAGAAGCTGGCCGAAGTTCAACCGGCGCTCAGCGTCGATCTCAAAGGCGTGGCCATAGGCGAACATGCGCCATTCGGCCTCGATCTGCAGTCCGAGCGTGGCGGCTTGCTCCGGCGTGATGCCGAGGACGCGGGCGTCGGGCTTGGACGACAGACGCCAGCCGCGGCCCACGGCGCTGTTCTTGCGACGGGCGATGGCCGCGCCGGCGATCGGCTCATTGCGCGCCAGGTCCCGCGCCCGGGCGACCAGTTGGTCGCGGAACGGCAGATATTCCAGGTCCGGCGACTTGATGCCGGTGCGCCAGTTCGAGGTCCACTCGCCCTCGCGCGCCGCGCCGTCGTAGGGATTGCCCCAGCCGCGGCGTTCGGCCATGTCCGCGTTGGCCTGGGCCCGGACGCGATCGATCTGCGCCGTGCTGATCGGGTTGTTGCGCGCGTCTACGAGGCCCGAGGGCGTAATCTGGGCCATGGATCAGAACCGCACGCCGATCGCGCCGCGCGTGCGGCGATATTGGCCGGTCGGCGCGCATGCCTGCGCTTCCAGCTTGTCGATCAGCTGCACGATCCGCGCCTTGTCGCCCTTGCCGAAGTCAGTCCGCTTGCCGTTGTAGGTGACGCTGACGACGTTCTGGCCGGTGGCCAGGGCGATATCGGCGGCGCGGAGCGCGGCGAGGTCGGCGGTTTCCTGGGTCGAAAGCGCCATGATTGCTGCTCCTCAGACTTTCGAACGGTCGGCGAACCAAGAGACGCGGCCGGCGCCGGGGTTGGCGGCGGGCTCGGCCACGGGGGTCGGCATCTGCGTCTCGGCCGCCTTGAACAGCGGCAGTTCGGCGCCCGGCGCTTTCGCGCGGGCCTGAAACAGGGCCTGCCATTCGGCCGGGGTGCGGGTGAAGGCCCCGCGACGCCAGGCCAGGGCTCGAGCATAGACGGCGGTATCGAGGCGTTCGTTCGCCTGGCCGGGAATGCGATCCCACCAACCGCGCGCGCCGGCCCGCTTGCTTTTCGTTTTGCGGTAGACCTCGGCGACGTACTTTTTGAAATCCTCGATCGGGGCGTCGGGGGGTTTGTAGTGGCCGCCGGGCAGACGATCGTCGACCGCCTCGCGGCTGGTTTCCAGCATCGAATAGATGGTGAATTTCAAGCCCCAACCGCCGACATTCCAGGTTTCGGCGGTGATGTAGGTGTTGTCTTCCAGCCGGTAGTTGTGGCGCTTGCCCTTGGTCAGCGGGACGGCGTCAGGATCCTTTGCGCCCTTCAGCGCCAGCACATTCGGCCGGGCGCGGACGAAGCGGTAGACCCGCTCGGTCACGCCCTTCTTGCCGCCGGAGTCGACGCCGACGATGTCGAAGCCGAGATCGACCGTCGCTTCGCCCGGATACCGCCGGGCGATAACCTCGGCCAGCTCGGCCCAGGCCGCGGCGTGCAGCGGGTCGTGCTCGACAACGCCCCAATCGAACCGGGCCATGGAGAGGTCAGGGCCGATCGCGTAGGCGTCCCATTCGATGCGGTCGCCCTGGACGTCGGCCGCGAGCATCGTCTCGCAGGCCCAGGCGGGGATCAGGCCGCGCGTGACGAACTTGCCGCGCACTTCGAACAGCTTGTCGTGGTCGGGCGCGTCCGTCGCCGCGTCGTAGGCCTCGCCCTCGACCTGTTGCGTGAAGACCTTGAGCGCGTCGGGGTCGCGGCCGGACTGAACGTCGGCCAGGGCGGCCTGATGGTCGTTCCAGATGGCCGTCCAGGACCGCAGTTTGGAATAGGCCTGCCAGGCGGCGAAGGAGGGCTCGCGGCCCTCCGAGCCACGGGCGCGCCAGCGGGCGAATTCGGCGGCGGGGAAGTGCTCCGGCGGCGCCGGGTTGGCCGGGTCAAGGCTCGGATAGGTTTTGATCCAGCGGCGACCGTCACCGATCATCGCCGACTTGTGGACTTCGTCGATCAGCACGCCGCATTCCAGGCAGCCGAAGCTAGCGCGGCCGCCGGCCTGAGCGGGCGCTTGCAGCGCGGCCAGAGCCAGCACCTGGTTCTCGCCGCAGTGGGGGCATTGGACGTAGTAGCGGCGCTGGTCGCCGGCCTCATACAGCGCCGTGATGCGGCAGGCCGGTTGTTCCTTCGGCGTCGAGGTTAGCAGCGCCTTGAAATCGTCGTGAGCGTCGCCGCGGCGCATGGCCTGTTTGAGCGGGTCGCCCCGGCCGCCGGCGTCGATCGGGAATTCCGAGACTTCGTCGCAGATCAGCCGCTTGATCGAGCGCCCCTGCAGGCCTTTCGACGATGACGCCGTGGTGACCATCAGATAGCCGCGCCGGAACCGCTTGAAGGCGGTCGTGGACCCGGTGCGGCTGCGCTCGACCGTGGCCAGGACGCGGGCCTTGAGCGCCGGTGTGGCGTCGACGGTCGGTTGCCACTTCGTGCCGTTCCAGGCGCGCAGCTCATCCAGGCTCGGCAGCACCAACATCACCGACGCAGGATCGTCGCAGATGGTCTGGCCAATCCAGTTGAGGCCGACTTCGGTCTTGAACAGCTGCGCGGCCAGTTTCAGCGTGACGGTGCGGGCGGGATGGTCGGCGCTGACGCATTCCATCGGCTCGATCGCCAGCGGCGCGGTGGCGTTGAGCCACTTCCCCGGGCGGCTCGAACCCGATTCCGAAGCGACGTAGCGGTCTTCCTCGGCCCATTGTGGGACGTTGCGGGCGATGTTGGGCGTCGCGGCGTGGGCGAAGGCGCCGAACACCACGGCCGCGGCGCTGGCGACGCCGGGCAGCCGGCTCAGCACGCTCATGGCGGTCAGACGCCGGCCGCGTCGTGGTCGGCATGGACGTCGTCTGCCTCTGCAGGCGAGGCGGCCGCGTCTATGGGATCGGCGTCGGCCTTGGCGAGCGACGCGGCCGACGTGGCGAAGCGGCCGAGCGCCTGTTCGAACTGGTCGCCGAGAAAGCGGGCTATGGACGTGACCTTATCGCCCGGAACGTCGAACTGGGCGCAGAGCTTGGCGGCGATGTCGCGCTTGGCGTTGGCGAAGGATTCCCGAAGCGCCGTGACGGCCAGCTCGGCCTGCTGGGCGACGTCGGCGGCATAGACCAGCTCGCCGGCCTTCACGCCGTATTCCATCTGGCGCAGGCGAAGCTCGATCTCGTCCTTCTGCGCCTTGGCCGACGGCGGTGACAATGCGAGCGGCGCTCGCGCGGTAGGCGCGCGCTGTGTTTCGCTCGCGGCC